GTCCTCATGTTCGACATGGATGAGCCGGGACAGAAGGCAGCACAGGAGTGCGCTGAACTGTTCGCTCCAGGCAAGTGCAAGATTGCCAGCCTGCCCATGAAGGACCCGAACGAATGTCTCCAGGCTGGTAAGTCCGAGGCAATCATTCAGGCGATGTGGAATGCCAAGCCCTACCGGCCTGATGGCATCATCTCTGGTCAGGAGCTTTGGGAGGAAGTCAGCAAGGAAGAAACCGTACAGTCCGTACCGTATCCGTGGCTGGCCCTGAACGAAAAGACCCAAGGTCTCCGCAAAGGAGAACTCGTAACTCTCACTGCTGGCTCTGGCATCGGCAAGAGCAGTGTTGTCCGTGAACTGACCTACCACCTTCTCCAGCAGGGTGAGACAGTAGGGATGCTGATGTTGGAAGAGAACCCCAAACGAAGTGCCCTTGGCCTCATGGGGATACATATGGATAAACCCCTGCACTTGAGCAGGGAAGGTGTAAACGATGAACAGCTTCGCCAAGCATTTGCTGCTACTATTGGCAGCGGTAGGTGTTACCTCTACAATCACTTTGGCTCTACAGCTATTGACAATCTTGTTAGCCGTGTTCGGTATCTCGCCCGTGGCTGTGGTTGTTCTTGGATTGTCCTTGACCACCTTTCTATTGTCGTATCTGGCCTTGGCGATGGCGATGAAAGACGTTTGATTGACAACGCTATGACTACCCTGAGGACCCTCGTAGAGGAGACTGGAGTAGGCATGGTTCTCGTCAGTCACCTCAAGCGTCCTGAAGGCAAAGGCCATGAGGAAGGCGCAAGCACTTCCCTGAGCCAGCTTCGCGGCTCCCATGCCATTGCTCAACTCTCAGACATCGTGATTGGTCTTGAGAGAAACCAGCAAGGCGATGATCCCAACCAGACTGTCCTGAGGGTTCTCAAGAACCGCTTCAGTGGAGAGACTGGGGTTGCGGGTCAACTCTATTACAATCGAAACACCGGCAGGCTCTCAGAGCAGGCCGTAGCCGAGGAGGCTTATGGATTTTAGTATCAGCGTAAATCTGATTACAGGCGTCATGCTTGGTGTGGAATTTGTTACGGACGATGAAAACAACTCTCGTCACATGGTCATTGACCTACTGATCCTTCGCCTCATGTTCTCGGCCTACTACGATCAAGAATGAACATCAACTGGCTGCTTGTATTGCTTGCGGCAATCGCTGACATCGTTCTCATCATCAACGTAATTCATCACTGGTAGTCACTTCAGAGAAAGGACTTATGGCACTTCTTTTTGATATTGAAACAGATGGCTTTTTGGATGTCGTCACGAAGATTCACTGTCTTGTGATTAAGGATACGGAGACTGATGAAGTATGGGCTAACCACACGCCAGAAGACATCACCTGTGGTCTCAAGCTGCTCATGAGTGCGGCAGATAAGCCTATCATCGCAGGCCACAACGTCATCAAGTACGACATCCCGGTTATCCAGAAGCTGTATCCCTGGTTCAAGGTAGACCAGAGCAAGGTCTATGACACCCTCGTAGTGTCTCGCCTGATCTTCTCTGACCTCCGTGAGCGTGATGGAGGAAACATTGAGAAGGGCCTGTTGCCTACGAAGCTGTGGGCATCCCACAGTCTGAAGGCTTGGGGTTATCGCCTTGGCATCCTCAAAGGTGAGTTCAAGGAGCAGAACGGGGAAGACGCCTTCAAGGTCTTCACCCCTGAGATGCTGGAGTATTGCGTACAGGACGTTGAGGTCACTCACGCCCTCTACAAGCAGCTTTCATCCATTGAATACAGCCAAGACGCCATCAAGGGTGAGCATGAGGTGGCTTGGGTTGCCTCCATGATGGAGCAGTCGGGCTGGCCCTTTGATACCAAAGCAGCCTCCATGCTCTACGCTGAACTCGCAGCCAAGCGTGAGAACATCCGTCAGACCATGATGGAGACCTTTGAGCCTCTGGTGATTGAGAGGGTCAGTGAGAAGACCGTCAAGAAGCTCAAGGACAAAGTGATTGTCTTCAACCCAGGCTCCCGCGACCAGATCGCCCAGCGCCTGACCATGAAGTATGGCTGGGAACCCAAGGAGTTCACTCCTGCGGGTAAGCCGAAGATTGATGAAGATGTCCTGAAGGCTCTGGACTATCCAGAGGCTCAGGTACTTGCCGAGTATTTCTTACTGGAGAAAAGAATTGGGCAGTTGGCAGAAGGAGACCAAGCGTGGCTTAAAGCAGAGCGTCAGGGTCGTATTCACGGATCAATTAATACCAACG